GGACCGAACTTCATCGGGTCATGTTTCTTTTCGCCCCAGCTGTCACGCGGTGGCCGCCCCTTCTTGTCCCAGCGGATCCCGCTTTGCAGGTAGCCTTCAAACTTTTTAGGACCAAACAGCGTTTCAGGGCGCATGTACTGGTACTGCACATCATTGCCGTTCCAGTGCTCATGCTTCAGGTCAATAACCAGTTTCAGGTCACTGACGGTATACCCCTCCCGCAGCCGGGCCCGGATGTTTTCCAGAGAGGTCTTTGATTTCTGGTACCGGGAGCCACTGACTTGGTTTAGGTGGCTTAATACCAGGATGGCGTTATCGGTGATCACCACCTCAGGGTCGGGTTGCGGCGCAACCGGACAAGAAGGTTTTTTATCTGATGGATCTGTAGTTGATTTTACTGACGGATCCCCGCCAGATTCTGACGGGTCAAAACCGTTGTTTTTACAAGATTTTGATGCCTCAAATTTTGAGGGGTCAGAATCTGACGCGTCAGAATTTGAGGTGTCAGATTCTGACAGGTGAGAAAGAGCAGCAGCCTGAAGTTTCACGACATTCAGTTGATAGACGTTCGAGGCATTGCGGTTGCCCTGGCGACGCTGTTTGCGTGTTAGCCAACCTTCCTTCTCAAGCTTCGTTATCGCGGTCCTGACAGTACTTTCCCCAGCTCCAATCTGGCGGGCAATTGTCGCTATAGACGGCCAGCACACCCCCTCATCGCTGCTGAAATCAGCCAGGCGCGCCATAATGACCACGCTGGACAGCTTCATTCCTGCGGCAGCACAACCATCCCAGACGTAGGAGGATAATTTCACACTCACTTGTCGATCCTCCTGAATCGGGCACGGAAAATAAGTAACGGCGCCGCGCACTCCCACTCGTAACCTGGGCGCTTATAGACAACCTTCTGGCTGTCTGGCTCGTATCTGATAACGTTGACGACGATGCCATGGTTATCGCGGTAAAGCCGATCAAGAATCTGATGATTGTTGCTCACATCACCCTCCCATCAGCTCTGAGGCGTAACGCTGGGCAATCCACTCAACGCCACGAGGTGTCACGCGTGTCTGGGTGTAGGCATGCCCGAAGTCAGAAGTGCCCGTTTTGACAGTGAACAGGCCTTCGCGCTGACGCAGTGCATGCGGCAGGAGATTGCCGGACTGGCGGAACAACACCTTGTCTCGTACGAGCGTGTCGATCATTGCCTTTTCCGGCATATTGAGAATTTTCGCCGTTTCGCGGAGACTTTTAGCACCGCCGGCTTCAACGTAATGTTCGACAAATGCGACTTTCGGCGCGTCCTGCTGCACTTTATTCGCCAGCGCGGCATTCTGCTCTGCCATATCAGCTGCCAGGCGGAGCGCTTCAGGGAGGGTCTGAGGAATTAGCGCCTTGTTCTCCAGCTCCTGCCAACGGTCCACAACCGCCGCAGTAAACTCCGGAGAAAGCCGGGCAACCAGCACCAGTGAGTCACGCTTATTGAAGCGGTACTCCTGATACACGTTTCCGTTATGCTCAAAATTGAACTGCGCCAACGGCGCGGTTAAAAGACCAGCAGCATTCAGGCGTTCAGCAGAGCGCTTGACGTCACCATGTTTACTCTGCACCAGAGCGGCGATTTCCCGACTGCTCATTGTCACTACGCCACCAAACACAGGGGAAAACCCAACATCCGGGGCACGATTAATTAATTGCTGAGTCATTCGGTTTCACTCCTCTGGATCTATAGTCACCCACAGCCCACTCGGTAAAACTGTGGTTCACCTCTTCCCAGCCACCGGGTACTCTTACGGCATAGCAATACGTGACCTCGTCTTTGCCGCCACGAACGGGCAACGCGCGGAGTTGCGAACGCGGGTTATTTGCGGTTAAATTGCTCATGCGGATTTCTCCATACACATAGATTTATCTGCCACGACGCCCGGAGCTGCACACTCGCGGGCGTCACTCTTTTCTGGTGCGCAAAACACACGGAAAAGCAGCGTCAAATGTTCCTGCCACTTCGTCATAACCTGATAGCTGTTCTCCTCTATCTGCGCCCGTTCAGCAGCATCGATGATGCCGTCTGCCGTCGCTTTACGGATGTAATGCGAATGCTTGCCGATCCACTCAATGGATTCCATTAAGCGCTGGTGAATATCACCGTTATCAATCTCTTCCACTTCTGCCAGCGGCACGAACACCCCATGCGAATGCCGTGCTACTGCGTCAGCGATATGGTTTGATCCACCAGCACTCTGCAACACCATCGCCCAGCCAAGCGGGAATATCTGATCACCTTCAGCACGCAGGCGGTTAAACAGCGCGTTCTCTGTCACTCCCAACCATTCCGCCGCTTCGGCATACCCGCCAGGCAGCTCAGTGATGGTTTTTTTGATGGCGACCACCAGCCAGGCTGGCTGCTTATCTACTTTCCATTCAGGCTCTATACCCACGGTTAACCCCTTACTTCTGTGGTACTAAAACTGGAATACTTTGTTACTGTTTCGGATAAATATCCGGTCGAAGATCTGATTTAGTGATAGCCCCATCAGTGGTTGACTCCAGCTTCTTAGCTAGCGAGAAACCAGCTTTTTTGTACCCGTTGAACACCAAACGCAGGTAGCCGGGAGTAGAACCAACACTGCCTGCCAGCTTGTTCTGCTGCTCTTTAGTTAAAGAGTCCCAATACTCTTTCATAATATGTACCTCCTGTGTACATATTACACGAATAAAATGAACCATCAAGGTACTTGTACCTTTACGGTACAAGCTGTGTAATTTCAGAATGAAAACTATCCAAGAGATACGGCGCTTAAACGCCAGAAAATTGCGGGACGGTGTTGGTGGAAATTCGTACTTTGCCAACATGATTGATCGCGAACCGACCCAAACGAGCAGGTTTATGGGGGAAGGTGCTACCAAAAATATTGGTGACGCAATGGCACGCCATATCGAAAAGTGTTTCGATCTCCCGCAAGGATGGCTAGATAAGGAACATCAAACTACTAATGTTGCAAAAAATCCCGATGTTTCCGACACTAATAGAAATATTACTATGGTTCCGGTTATATCCTGGGTGCAGGCAGGAGCATGGACCGAAGTTGGCTATGCTGAGGTAGATTTGAATAGTACAGAAACTTATCCTTGCCCTGTTCCTTGTGGCCCGATGACATATATTCTCAGGGTTATCGGCGATTCCATGATCTCTGAATATCGGCCAGGCGATATGATTTTTGTTGATCCAGAAGTTGCAGCCGTTCATGGCGATGACGTGATCGCTTTGATGCATGAGTCGGGAGAGACAACCTTCAAGCGTCTGATTGAGGATGGAGGTCAAAAGTTTCTTAAGGCTCTAAATCCGAACTGGCCAGAGCCTTACGTCAAAATCAATGGTAACTGCTCAATAATAGGAACGGTTATATTTTCCGGAAAACCAAGAAGATATAGAACAAAGCCTTAATTGTTTCCTGATGAACCTGCTTCGGCAGGTTTTTTTATACTTGACAATGTACCCTTGAGGTACATAATGTACCAACAAGAAACAGCGAACAGGCAGGATGCCCACGAAGTAGCCGCCGGTGGCGTATGAATGACCGGATGATTCGCTGAGTAGGGTCATTAAGAGGATTTCAGGATGAATGCAGCACAGCGTCGCAAAGCATATCGCAAGCTCCCGAAAGCTGGAGAAACTGTAGTTTTGCGCGGGGTTTCTCGCTTGGTATTGGGTCCGTGTACGTTCGACAGTTTTACCGGAGAAGCGCGCAGTAAACCATCGGTGAACCGTGTCAGTGTCCAGATGACTGGCGGATCCACAGCTTCACCACTGATTCGTAATTTGACGTTTTAGCATCAAACAGGTGTCTTCGGGAGGGGTAACAGAGGTGCGGCCTGATTAACCGCAACTCGTAGTCTGTTTCCTATAGCTGGTGGCGATACCCAAGCCAGGAATACCCAAAACCAGCAGGAGTGTTAAGGGCAAAGACTAATCATCTCCTTAGCGCCCCGCCCGAAGATACCTGATGAACATGGCGAAAGCCGACAGCGTTGAAGGCGTTTTTCTCATGTTTCGCGCTAAACAATAGCGGGGAGAACATGGGGCGGAGAGCAAATCCCGCGCGGCTGTACCTGACGCTACAGCCCAAACCAATAAGCCGACTGGCAACGTAACTGCCCTTTACATTGGCATCGGCGAAGTGGCGCCGCTAAACCGAGGCTGGTGGATCGTAAAACCGCAGGAGCAAGTAACAAACGGTAGTCCGTATGGAGAAAAATCCGTTGAGCAAGGGGCCTGGCCGGAACCGTAACCGGCACACAACGATGAGAGCATTGACGAGCAAGGCATAACGGCAGGTTCAATTCCTGCTACCTCCATTAAGTTGGAGGTGATGGGCAGCCAAATGCTCCGTTCGATTCGGAGACCGGCAGTGTTCTCTTCGTTGTGGTAATGCGGCTCTGCGCACGTGACGAGGCCAATAAGTTTATTTCAACTTTGAAATGAATACGTTTCTTAAGGTGTAGCGTCGCCGGTTCTGGCCGGGCCGGCAGGTGGAGGCACCACCGCCACAACATATGAATTGCTGTGTGTAGCTTTGGCGGTACCAGTACCAACCTTAGAAGTCCCTGGTACCGCCCTTTTTACACAACAGACAAGGGCATCACCGGGTGACGGGCTCATAACCCAACCCACTCGGGCGCGAGGAAAGTGGCCTGTCTACCCATGACAATCGTGCAGGTGTCCTTCTCTGTTGTGTATGGAGTAGTTTCACTGGCGGTTGCAGCCGCCTTTCATGAGGGTAAAACCATGAGTAATGACCGCATGACCGTAGTGCCCGACTTTCTGGGCGAGCTGGATGCCGGCGTGTTCATGAACAAAATCGCAGCGGCGCTCAACACCACCGCTCTCGGCGTTCTGAATAACGGCAATAAAGGCAAAGTAGTCCTCACCTTTGATTTTGAGCGTATGGGTAATTCCGTTGAAGAGAAGCGCGTCAAGATCAAGCACAAGCTGAACTACAGTACCCCGACCCCGCGCGGTAAAGCCTCCGAAGAAGACACCACCGAAACACCGATGTGGGTCAATAAAGGCGGCAAGCTAACCATCCTCCAGGAGGATCAGGGTCAGCTATTCAGCATCAACGGTGGTACTGACGGAAAGCTTAAAGCGGCTCAGTGAACCGCCTCGACCAATTCACTGTAACCACTTCGATCATTTGTTAATAAGGATTTTTTTATGCCTCAGTTAGACAGCGGTACCTTTCAGCAGGTCAAAGACCTGGTTTTATCCGGCTATCATCTGAATGATATCCATGGTCTGGCTTGCCCGACTGCATTGCTTCCGGACGGCACAAACGTCGAAAGCCTTGAGCGCTTCTCTTTGGAGCGCTTCCGCTTCCGTGGCGCCATGGGCACAACCAGCATTGAAGACTTTGTCCGTTACTCAAAGGGATACGCCAGTGCAACCGAGAAAGCTCGCTGCTTTATCGATGCTGACAATATGACCGCCCGTTCCATCTTCAATATCGGCACGCTGGATAATCCTGGTCATGCTGACAACATTGCTTCAATCAGCCTGAAACAAACTGCTCCGTTCCGCGCACTTCTGCAGATCAACGGCCAGCGACTGAAACAGAAGCAGATCGCTGAATGGTTGGAAGACTGGAGCGATTACCTTTCGGCGTTCGATGCGGAAGGCGGGGCCATGCAAATTTCCCAGGCTGCTCAGGCGGTCCGTCGTATCACTATCCAGCAGGCAACGCAGCAGGATCACGAAGACGGTGATTTCAGCGGTAAAAAATCCCTCATGCAGAGCGTTGAAGCCAGTAGCAAAGACGTTATGCCAGTGGCGTTTGAATTTAAGTGCGTACCGTATGAAGGTCTTGGTGAACGCCGTTTCAGCCTGCGTAACAGCTTACTGACAAACGATGAACCATGTTTTGTTCTGCGCATTGTCCAGCTTGAAGCGCAGGAAGAAGCTATTGCCAATGAGTTCCGTGATCTGCTGATCGAGAAATTCGACGGCGACACAGTTGAAACCTTCATCGGTAACTTTAAAGCGTAATTGCTCAGCCTTAATAACCCCGGTAACGGGGTTATTAGTGAAGCGTAATTCCTTTAAATATCGCCATCCGGTGAGGGATTCGTACAACCAAAAATCGCCGCAGGTGCAGCTGCAAAAAATGGAGAAGATTCGATTATGAGTTATATACAAACGCTTTCCGGCAAAAAGTTTAATTTCATTAATCCAACTGCCGCCGACGTTGATATTGAAGATATCGCAAACGCTCTGTCCAACATTTGTCGCTTTGCTGGCCATCTTCCAGAATTCTACAGCGTTGCCCAGCATTCTGTCTTAGCGAGCCAAATTGTACCGCCTGAGTTTGCATTTGAAGCCCTGATGCATGATGCGGCTGAAGCGTATTGCCAAGATGTACCGGCACCGCTTAAAGCCCTGCTTCCTGATTACCGCCGTATTGAAGCCCGCGTGGATGGTCTGATTCGTACGGTCTTTGGATTACCGGCAGAAATGTCGCCTGTTGTGAAGTATGCAGACCTCACAATGTTAGCGACCGAACGCCGCGATCTGGAGATTGACGACGGCACCGAATGGCCGTGCCTCAAAGGGATCCCCACCAGCGATATTATCCAAGTCATTCCTCTTCGCCCAGGCCAGGCTTACGGGCTTTTCATGACTCGGTTCAACGAGTTGATGGAGGTCCGTAAATGCAACGCATGAAAATTAAAGAACTGGTTGCCGCAGCTCATGCTGCGGCGGGGAAGTTACCACCAGCAGAAGCCTCCCTTATGCGTGAGATAGCCATTCGCCTGGACGTTACCTTTGCCGCCTTGACGGAATCGATGGACCAGCGAATGAGCCTTGACGCCGAAATTAACCATCTTCGTCAGGAGTCCGTCCAATGACCCCCAACAAATATGCAGCTCTGCGCGCCACAATCGCCAGAGCCAAACGCCACGGATGTCAGAAGGTAGTAATGCGTGTGACGTTAGCTGAAGAACTTCTCGACCAGCTATCAAACGCTGAGAAACAAATTTCTGAACTGGCTGCGGAGAATGCAAAACCATGCCCCCATTGTGGAGGTATTGGCACCTGCTCAGAGCACGGTTGCACTGCCACAGACCAGATTCTGGAGCGGTATCGCGCCTCGCAAATTCGCAAAGGAGTGCAGTCATGAGCAGAATAATAGACAAAGAGCTTCACGTCATTATGCCTGATAACAGCGTATGGGCTGTACCGGTTCAATTAATCGCAACGAACCGTGCTGAGTATTACGCAAAACATTACGCCGGTGATGTTAATCGCAGCCTGGCGGAGGACACCCTCCCGTTATTCGATGGAAGTGATTACGAAATCGAAAGCTGGGCGGCTAATAACATGAACTGGAGCGATGTTGAACATGCTGCCCGTTGCGTATCAGGTGGCGAAACTGACTATCAGGAAGGCTGGGTAAACGGCCATAAACGTGTAATGGAGGCAGCGGATTGAGCAACATCGACAAACACGCATTACGCAAGGCTGCAGTGCATGCAAAGACGACAGATGACTGGGGCTGTGATGCTGACAATTTCCATGACAAAGCGACACCTGATGTTGTGCTGGCGCTGCTGGATGAGCTGGAAGCCGCGGAGAAGCGGATTGCTGAGCAGGCAGGCATCATTGCAAAGCAGGAGAAGTGGATAAAGGACATTGAGGCAACCATGATTGCCGCAACTGACCGAGCGGAAGCCGCAGAGAAGCGCGTGGTCGAGCTGGAGGTGCTAGCGTTCAATCCTGCACTTCTGGATGTGATATCCGAACGCCAGCGACAGCGGGCTATTGAGGGCTGGACGTCTGAGCATGATGACGCCTATCAAAATAGCGAACTGGCCGATGCGGCTGCCTGTTACGCGATTCACGCAAACAATCAGGGGATCTCAACTCCAGCACATTGGCCGTGGTCTCCTGATTGGTGGAAGCAGTCTGGTGCTCGCCGTGACCTTGTTAAAGCTGGTGCGCTTATCCTGGCAGAAATTGAACGCATCGATCGCGCCGCAGCCGGTAAAGGAGAGTGATATGCGCGAAATCGGAGCTCAAATCACAGCGTCGAGGGCGGCAGCAGTAATATACGAAACATTCGGACACCTCGACGCGAAACCGGGTGAGAGTCACAAGGGATATTTCATTTTCATCTACGGTCAGCATGGTGACATGGATGTGGTGTACAGCGACTTCCCGACATTTGGCGAAGGGCCAGGTTATTTCAACGACCGCGGAGATTTCATCTGGGAGTTAATTCGTGATGATGGTCCATGTTCTGCTGTCGGCATCTACCGGTTCGACGGTGAATATCACCCACCAAAAAGGAAAGGCAACGCTCGTTTTGTAGGTAAAACAATTTGCATTCAGACGTTCGGAGAGGACTAACCCATGAGCACTATTACAAGAGAACGCATTGCAGAGTTGGCAAATTTCAAACCTTCCGGGGCCAACTCCGTTAATTCAGCGACACGTGAAGAATGGCAGGAGCTGGCGCGTATCGCGCT